CATTAATAGGATCAAGTCAAGGATCCACAAATATTGTGAAAGGAATCACAACTGGACTAAGTTCACTAACTTTAATCGTATTAAATCATATATTTATCTATGGTCATTCTATATCTTATTGCCCTTCTAGTGTAAATACCCCCCTCACAATTGGTACAATCTTAAGTAAAAATACAGGAAAATATATTTGTAAATATGTTAAAGGTCAGCAACAACTTGCAACGCAAATAGCAAATTTAGTACCTTTAATAAATAATATAATTCAATTAGGTGTAGTTGGAGCAGAAACAATTGCAACAATATCTCTATTACAAGGTGCTCCTATAGCTATTTATATTGGCTTTACTATGTATTCAATATACAAACACGAAGAAAAAAACATAAGGTTAAAAAAAATATTTGTTGATATTTTTGACACTTTGTTTGATTCATCAAACACCTTAAAATTTAATGATGTTAAGGATGAATTATTTATTTATAATACATTATCAATTGGTGAAAAAGACTTATTAAATAAATATCCAACATTACATATGACAAATAACAATACACCGTCAAGGCCAGGTTTTTTTCAGAGTCATGCAAAACTTAATAATTCGGTTAATAATGACTTAATGGCCACTTATATTGATGGATTTATAAAAGAAAGAATGCGATACAGAGCAGATTTATATGCTGTAAAATTAGCAGAAGAAAATCGTGATAAAATAGATACAACAAATAAAAATGAAACAGATATTGTCTATGCTATTTATGGCGCTAAACAAGAAAAAAATACAAATAAGTTAATACAAGAGTTTGGAATAATAAATAATAGAGCCTTGAATATTCCAGTACAAATGCCGGTAAAACCTATACAAAGTAACTTTGACCCATTTGCTACATCCCAACCTTGGAATACGTTTACAAATACAACAGTCAATCCTTTTAATCAATTTGACTAAACTATTAGAATAATATTTATAAAAATATAAAGAATATTTTTATAAAAATATATTATTAATTAATTTACTACAATTTAACCACGCATTGGGAAACCGACAAGGTTGGCACCAAGACCGAAGCCGGCACCCTGGCGGGCCGTAACGCCAACTGATGGTGCGAGGACGTCAAGAAGGGCAAAGACAGCGGCGGCAACAAGCGCAAGGGACGCAATTTCCTCAAGGGGAAGAGCACGCTTGGGGATATAGATGGCGGCAACAGCAATGGCAAGGCCTTCTAAGAGATACTTAAGCGCACGATTTACAAAATCACCAACATTACCTTGCATATCTTCTATACTCAGACATGCGAAAAAAATATAACAGACCGGAGGATGCGTAAAGAACTCATTACAACTATCATGTATAATAGAAGAAATGTCGGCACCAGTAAAGGAAGATTTTCTTGATGAAGATAATGAGATCCCGGGACAGCGCTTTTGCCTCCTAAGTTTTATAAGTCCAGAAAATGTTCTTGACCGGAAAGATACTTTCTTTTTTGAGAACTTCCTTAAGAACTATGAAATCAATTGGAAGACAAAGAATCTAGAGAAGTTTCTTGCTAAGCAAGTTATGGACTTTAATAAGAAGCTTGATGAGGAGACTTCAAGACTTACAGAGGCCGATCTAAGTGGCGCAGCGGATATTTGCCGTCAAAGCCGGATTCGTATTGACGGAGTTCTTGACGCCTATCAAGGATTCCTTAAGGAAAATGCGACGGAAATCACAAAGACGACAATTAAGGAGTCTTATGACGATTTTATTTATTCCCAAGGCAAACGCCTTGAAGAACAGTTCCATGCTAAGAATAACTTTCAGACAAGTATTCGCGGTGTGAAACTTCGTGGAAACTACGGAACGCAGGAGGAGGCTACGGCTCGTGCTAAGAAACTTCAGCGCAGTGATCCAGTACACAACATCTATGTTGCTCAGGTCGGTAAGTGGCTTGCCTGGGACCCCAAGCCTCATGATGTTGGTGAACATGAGTATGCCGAGGATCAGCTCAATGACCTCATGAAGGCCTATAAACAGAATGAGTCAGACAGAGAGCAGTTCTATGCAAAGAATCCTTCGGCCAAGAATGCCAATAAGAAAGATGTCGTCAATGTTGTTGAAGAAACATCATCAGATCATGGGGCTCTTTTTGACGGCCCTGATCTTGCCCTTCAGCGTAAGATGGAACGCGATGCTGCGTCAAAGAAAGATTAGATATCATTTGTAATATAGACTTCTTCAGGAATTTCAAAGGTTAAGATTCTTTTTATTTCTGAAATCATCAAATCCTTAGTTCCTCGCCGACGCGCAAAGACTTTAATTTTCTGACAAATTTTTAATAGTTCAGTAAATTTAAGACCATCCAGAGCTACCAATTCTTTATCAAGGCGACATGTATAATTATTACAATTTATAAAAAACATATTATCTACTATTTGTTCAGGTGGTACATAAACATATGTATAAGGCATCTTAATTGTCTTATAAATATATTTTTAAACGGGGGTCATTTAACTTGAAGGTTGGACGCCATTAATATCATATGACGGTGATACGGGTACACATGTGTTTGTTGCACAGAAGTATCCCTCAGGACATGGCTTCTCGCCTTCCCTGCATGAGAAATCGTTAAAACCACTTACTTCGGGAAATATCATTTTTACATATGGAATAGTAAGTAAAATACTAAAAAACACTATAAAGAGCCCTACAAGACTTAGACCAACTACAGCAGCCATCTTTCTAATACTGTATTATACATTATGGATAAACTGGGAGTCCAGTATTTGCCGGTAAGGCCGGTGGCTGTGTATTAAGGCAATATCCATTTCCACAATGTGTACCAAAAGGGCAGGCTGGCATATCAATGCCACATCTTTGAGCATCGGGAGAACCAATAAAATTTTCATAACTTACTAGTAGAAAAGATAGTGCTACTGAAAAAAGAAGTAACCCAAGTGATAACCATATACTAGTGCTCATTTCTAATAGTCCTTACGAACTAATATTGAAGGTCCACGTAAGTGTTTAGCTGAACCAGGATCATAAGAGTTTACATCTTCCTCCTCACGGTCACGATAGAAGGTCGCATTATGTTTCCAGAACTCAGGAGCTCCAATGCGGAAATCGCCCTGTATAGCAGCCTTATACCAGAATATAGCGTCTTCTATTTTGTTTGACCGTGTGTTATTGTTAATTACAAGACATTCAAAATTTTCAGTACACTGGTCCATAATTTGGCAGAAGAACTCAAAATTTGGAAATGACGAACCGAAATTGTCAAAAATGCGCTTGCGATTGGAGATATAAGGCTCGCGTAAGATAAAGACATAGTCAACATTTGTACGAAGAACAGGAGGAATACCAAGTGGATACTGCATTGTTATAAGAAAAAATACTTTTTGATGGCGACCGTTTAAGAATAAATAGCGAATATTTATATCACGGATCCAGGAGTCATCATAAAGGCAGTCATCTAGAATCATAAATGACCGGGGATCTAGATTAGATTTTATAATAGGCTGACCAGCTGTCCGAGCATTTTCCTGACGTTGGATTTTACTAGTAATGAGTTGCTGGCGTTTTACAAAATTAGCAAGAATTGCAGCATTATATTGGCCGTGAATAAAGATAGGCGGAATAATTTTTCCGTAGAAGGAATTTGATTCTTCTGTACCGCTTATAACGGTTCCCATAGGAATATTTTGGTGATGAAACAATAGATCTTTTACAAGTGTAGATTTACCTGTGCGACGACGACCAATGAAAACACAAACAGCGTCTTGAGGAATCATTTTCATGTCAAACTTGCGAAGGCGCACACTCTGAGCAGCTAGTGTGTTAGCGTTTGTTGCCATATATTCTATACTAAGGATTTTTGATTCGTCAAAATAATTTAACGCAATACGCGCAAAAATACCTATTTATAAACAATTATACCCGGAGAGAAATATATGCCTCGTGTTCAGACAAAGGCAACCACAAAAGGTAATAGTTGTACCTTGGATATTTGTGAAAGCAACCGTGAAAAAGAAGATTTTTTTAAAACCCTTGATATGAAATGTTGTGAAGATGTAATTTCGTTTTTAATGCCAATTCTTCCAATAAAATATCGTGAAAAAACATGTACCCTAGATACTGGATATAAACTCTTAAAATGGTCGGCCTCAGAAGATTCATCAAATATCGGTATTCTTAGTGTTCAGAAAGAAAAGCAAATAATTGATGTAGAAGTATAT